TTCTGTTGCGGTCGTTGCATCCCTGGCTGCATTACCGGCTGCACTTTCTGCCGTCTTTCTTGACAATTCAGCTTCTGCTGCACTTTGTGATGACTCACTGGCTTTTTGAGCGGCCGCAGAAGCCGAGGACGAGGACGCATCCTCTGACTGCTTTGCTGAGGCTGCACTTTCTGCCGCCTGCCGGGCTGACTCCGATGCCTCCCCTGCTGAAGTGTCAGCATTTGCAGCGCTCTCTTCTGCCTGACTGGCTGATATGCCGGCATTCCTCGCTGACGTCTCCGCCTCTCCGGCATTCTTCTTCGCCTCCTCAGCGTGACGCGCCACCTCTTCCACCATCAGTTCAAAACGGCGCAGTGCCTCCGGCCGGACGTCATCCTCCGACATGGCACCGAGAAAATCATTCAGCGTACCGGGTTGAGAATCTTCATAAACGGTGATGGTCCCGGCATGTGACGGCGGGAAGCCCTCCACCAACAGAATGACGCTGTACTGACCGTACTCAACGTCCATGCTGTAACGACCGGCTTCATCCGGATTTTCAGAGGCCACCGTGTTCACCACCACCGTGCTGCTGGTCCGTCTGGCTTTCAGTTGAATGGTGCAGTTCTCTACCGGTTTTCCTGTGCCGTCTTTAAGCACGCCAGAAATTTTTACTGTCATACTTTTCCACCAATAAAAAAAAGCCCGCAGCAGTGACGCCACGGGCTTCAGGACAGTGTAACTTTACGTTTCCTCAAACGCAGTTCACCCCATAAGGTGGATGAACCTGCGTATCATAACAATATTTACAGAAGATAAATCGGCGTCTGTTGTCAGAAACGGTATCCGATACCAACAATAAATGCATCCGTTCGCCAGTCGCCACTACCGGAACCTTCATAAGCAAGGTCAATGGTCACGGATTCGGTCGGGTTAAACTGCACGCCAGCCCCCCACGCCAGAGACGTGTTGCTGTGGCGACCGTCATCACTTCCGGTCAGCACATCGTGCGTTTTCCCCTTGTTGTCAGTTACGCGGAGATAATCCCCGGAGAAAGTCGACACACGGCTGTAAGCCACACCCACCATCGCATACGCGCTGAACCATTCATTCACGCGTACAGACGGCCCCGCCATCACGCTGAACCAGCGGTTACGCACGGAATCTTCATGCCAGCGGGTATCGCTGTAGCGCGTTTTTTGCTCATCCTCAGCATTGGCATAACTGAAGGACGTAATCAGCCCCAGCGCGTCCGTAAACTCATAACGGTATTTCACGTTAATCCCGTTCAGATCATCACTACCGGGAACGTTCGTCGAGGCATGGAGATACCCCGCGCTCAGCGTGGACTGATGTTCTGCTGCACTCGCTGGCGTAGCAGCGGCGACCTGCCAGACTACTGCGGACAAAATAACAGCACATAATTTACGCATAATTACCTCTCGCTTTTCTGCAATAAAAAAGGCGCCATTTCTGGCGCCCGTATCTGGGTTATAAAATTCAGCTAATCGTGATGCCTGCAGTGGCTTTCTTCATCACCACAACCAGCAAATCGCTGATACTTGCTGTGGGATACCAGTTATTTACCAGCCATGCTGACACCGAAAACTCCAGTGTCATGTGACCGTGACCGGCAGGCATATCAATAACACCACTGTAAATCAGCGTATTATCCAGCGCGGTACGGTTATAAATTTCAGCACCGTTTTTCCGCACTATCAGACGGCATGAGGAGTAAATATCAGTATGCTCTTTCTCATGTTTAGCGCCGCTGAATGCCACCGCCGGAATAACAATCTGCCGGTCAAACGGCTGATCGTCATAAACCCTGACGGTAATGGTTCCTGATGGCCACCGCTCCGGTGCACGGGAATCCCGGGGGAAAGCTTTGCCCACTGTTTTAACGAGATCGCCTTCAATCTGGTTCGCGGACAATTTTCCCAGAACCCGACAGTTCTCGTTAATCGTGACGTTGTTGAGCGTCCCGGAGTTCGCATTCACGTTACCGCTGATATCGGCATTTTTCGCCGTCAGCCGCCCGTCCGGTGTCAGGGAAAATGCCGGAGGATTACCGCCGCTGGTAATGGTGGGAGCCGTCAGATATTTCAGGAACACTTCATTCATAAATATCTGATCGCCCTGACCAACAAACATCGGCTTTGTGTTGCCATTCGCAGGATTAATCATCGCAATCCTGTCTGCCGCCAGCAGCACCTGACTCTGCATTCCTGCTGGCGTATTCTCAATACCGGCACCGATACCCGCAATATAAAGGCGTCCGTCCTGCATCTGCTGCAGTTTCACGGCCCACATGCTGTTCAGGTTATTATTTGTATCAACCTGAACTTTCTGTATCTGCTGGATTGCCGCACTCTGATTTTCCAGTTTTTTATTGACGGTCTGCGTGATTTCATTGCTGACATTCGTAATGGACGTCCTGATTTCAGCCAGGTCCGGCGCAAGCTGACCGTTATCAATCTGCGTCCACAGCTCCTGGGCCAGATGTGTTTTCCCGATTTCTCCTTTGAAAAAATCCAGGTAACCTTCCGCATCATCGCTCGCCCGACCGACAGCCTCCACGAATGCCGATTTGCCAACAGTATTCACACTGCGGATATAAAAATAATAATCATGGCCCGGTTTGATATTGATACTGGCAGCTATCCAGTACAGCGCCGAGCCAAGATAGCGGGCTGCGGTTTCAACCTGCCTGATATCCGCAATCCGCTTTTCCGAGAACCAGAACTCAAACTGTACCGTCGGGTCATAAACGGCAAGACGCGGGACCGCTGTTATCTGAAAATAGCCCGGTGTCAGCTCAATCGTGGCGGGTACCGCAGGTGCATTAATCCTGAACGTGGTGGTGGCCGGTTCCCCCTGCTGGCCATAACTGTTAATTGCCCTGACTGTCAGGGTGTATTCCCCGAGCGGCAGACCACTGAAACGATGCTCTGTATCCGCAGTGATGGCGGTGGTCACCAGTCTGGCATCCGTTCCCTTACCACTGGTCAGGCGCAGACTGAAGCGCACGCCCTTCACCACCCGCGGCGTGTCCCATTTCACCTGCGCCAGATACTGGCCGTCAGCTGCGCTCACCTCCACCGTCAGGTGCTGCACTGCCGGAGGGATGACGCTGTTCAGGGTGCCTGACTGCGGCTCAAAGCGGGCACCGTTATCCACGATGGCTTCTTTTTCCGGTACGTGCTGCACCGCCGTGATGGCAAAGGTGCCGTCCGTGTTTTCCCGGACGGAGACACAGCGGAACAGGCGACGGCGCAGTGACGGCAGGGAGAGTCCCCATACACCGTATGTCTCCACACCATCAGGCAGGGTGCTGACCTGTATCCGGTCCGGCGCGGGGTGTGCGGTGATGTCCACACTCACCGGCTTACCGCTGCCGTTAATCAGGTTCACCGTGGCGGCACCGGTCTCCGGCAGTGTCACCTCACGGTCCAGCGTCAGGGTGCGGCTGGCGGCATCGATGGACAGGACACGTCCGCCGGTCATGGTCCCGGCATAGTCGTTATCACAGATTTCAATAATGTCACCGGGTGTGTGACGCAGCCCCTGTGACCCGAGCGTGAAATCCACCGTCTGCGTTTCCAGCAGTCCGGTCTTTATCACCCACAGCCCGGCACGGTGGGCCTGACCGCGACTGGTGCAGCCGAACGCATCCATCTTCAGCAGGTTGCGCCCGTAGCGCAGTATGGCTTCCGGGTCTTCCACCAGTTCCGTGGAGGTCTGCCAGCCGTTCTGCGGGTCGGTGTAATTCACCTCCACCGCCGTGTGGCGGTCCTTCAGGGCGCTGAAGCTGTAGCGAAACCCCACGCCGTTATCATCCACCACCACATCGCAGTTGGTGTACGGCCACACCACATCCGACGGGCGGTCCTGAACGAACGTCAGCGTCTGGCCGTTCCATACCGGCATACAGCGCATCGCCGAGCAGAAATCACTGAGAACGTCCCACGCCTTACGCTGTTGTGACAGGTACGCATTAAAGGTCATCCGCGGCTCTGTGCCCCCGAAACCATCCGGGACCGTCTGGTCGCAGTACTGCCCGATGGCATACAGCGCCCACTTGTCAACATCCGCCGCCACCAGACGTTTTCCCATGCCGTAGCGCGGGTGAGTCAGCATGTCCCACAGGCACCAGGCCGGGTTGTTGCTGTATGCCGGTTTCAGGCTGCCGTCCCAGATGCCGCTGTACGTGCGTTTTTCCGGGTCATAGTTTGACGGTACCTGGATGATGCGACCGCGGATATGGTAGTTCACCGTCATCTGCTGGCCGCCGAACTGCTCCGCATCCACCTGCAGCCCCACAATGGCCGTGTTCGGGTAGCACTGTTTCACATCGATGATTTCGGTGTATGACGACCACAGCGTCTTATTCTGCAGCTGGTCCGTGGTGCTGTCCGCCGTCTCCCTGACCATCCGGATGTTAAAGGGCCGGGGAGGCAGATTATCCAGAATCACCGAGGCCAGGAACTGTGAGGTGGTCTTGCCGTTAATGGTGACGTCCTTTTCCGTCACCCAGCGGCCATTACGCTGTAACTGAATCAGAATCCGGACAGAGGAAGGATTACGGTCGCCCTTTGACGTGGTCTGCACCAGTGACTGCACCCCGAAGGTAACCCGCAGGCGGTCAATGTTCGCGGACGTAATGGTGCGCGTCACCGGTTTTGCCTTCGTCACTTCCACGCCCAGTCCGGTTTCAGCTCCGGAGGACTCAAAGCCTTCCGGTGGTGTCTGCTCCTGCTCCCCGGCGCGCCAGACCGCCGTCACACCGTGTATCACGGGATTGCCGTCCGTGTCCGTCAGTGGGGTTTTGTTCACCAGAATACTCTGCAGTCCCTTCACCGGACCTTCTATCGGTCCCTCACCAATCGCATCAATCACACTCATCATCTGCGTGGATTTGAGATTATCCTTCGCCTCACGAGGCGTGTGTGCCTTACCGCCACCTTTTCCCATACAGCCTTCCCCTGAATAAATTAACCGCCACTTGCCATTCCGTACAGAAGTCGGATATCCTTCGCCCGAAAAGCATGAAACACATTTCTGCCATGCTAAAGAGAAACCCCGGTACCGGCCTGCGACTCTCCGCTATCTGCTGCTCATACGCCTGCGCTATCCACACCGGACGTGAGAGTCCGGCTTTTTGTCGCTCAGCAGATTCCCTGACCTGCTGGCGGAAAATGTCCTGATAATCCTCGCCCATCAGCGCCAGCTCTTTCTCATACGTGCTCAGTCCGGCCTCAATGCGCATCACTGATTCCTGGACTTCCTTGAGCCCGTCAATGGCCATTCTTCCGGCTCCAATCCACTCAGCCCGTGACCAGGCTGATCGCGCCTGATAAAAATCAAAACGCGCCCGTGGCGGACGAATAATCCCCCGAAGAAGTGCCTCTTCCAGCCAGCAGGAAAACATCTGCGTGGCCAGCCGGGACGCAATAAATTTTCGTCGTCCCATAAAATAGCGCCACGACTCATTGGCGGAGGCGCGGGCACTTGAATAACTGACCTTCGAGTAATCCCGGGACAACTGTTCGTAGGAAACGCCAAGACCGGCGGCGATATACCGCAGCAGCGCCTGTTCAAGCGCCGAAAATCCATTGTCTGAATCCTGCGCAGTCTGCAGTTTCAGATCATCACCGGGGAAAAGGTGCGGAATTTTGACACCGCCCAGCGTCACGTTATTCGTGTCATACCAGGTGGAGAACTTATCCAGAATATTAATAAGCGGATTATCCTTCTGCCCCTGCGGCGCACCGGCGATATATTCAAAGGCCTTTTCGGTATCAAGTTCACTTTCAATCGTCGCTGCATACATGGCTTTCACAATGGCCGACTGAAGCTGTGTTGCCTGCAGGGAATCCAGCATCTTCAGCCGTTCCATGACGCTGTAAAACTGATTAGCCCCACGGGTCTGCCCGTCCTCCACCGGCTCGAAAATATGCAGCATGGCCGGACGCCCGGTGGGTAGTTCACGCGGGATCCGTTCCCATCGTCCACTACCAGAGAACGGAAAATCATCCTCACAGATATGGTACGCAACGGCACGGCCATATCGATCGACCTCCACCCCGGCCCGCAGAAAACGGTTCCCCATACCGTGTCCTGGCGTGTCCACCCGTTTCGGACTCACGGCTTTAAAACGCGTACGAAACAGTTGCGTGCTCTCCGTATCCCAGACCGGCTGCACAAAGATTTCGCCGTTAAACGCATGAACGCCCACACCTTCACGAATAAATTCCGTAAACGTGCGTTTCTCTTCCACGTCGATCTCGCCAGACATCCCTTCGGCGTATTCCGACCAGGCCGCCTCCACCTCATCGACAAAACTTTTTGCCGCAGTCTCCCGCATCCCCAGCCAGCGCCAGTTCGGACGGTAGCTGATCAGAAACATATGCCCGACAATATGATCCTTATGCAGGGCCACCGCATTGGCCGCTATCCCGTTATTGCGCACCAGATCATCTGCCCGGGCATTCCCCAGACGCAACGCAGGCAGCAGGGCTGCATCGGCACTCTGCGCCGGTGGCAACCACTCCGCCATTTGCCCGCCAAATCCTGCGCCGCCCCCGTTGTAGCTGAGACTCTCACGAAGCGGAACGCCGTTCACATCAATCAGGACAGGCGTTCGTTTCATAACCTCACTCCCAGCGGACGACGGCGACGTCGGGTTGTCCCCAGTACCGACTCCGCATCATTGATCGCCCGGTTAAGCTCATCCAGAGAAGCCGCCGTATATTCAATTCTGCGACCATCTTTCTGGACAGACACCACCCGTTTACCGGTTAATAAATCAAGGCGCGCCTGACGTAGCGCCTGTAGTTCAGCGACTGTAACCATTCACTCCTCCGGACAGCTTCGCTGCCAGTTCTTTCAGGGTTGGCCGGGTCGTCTCTTCTTCCCGGGATTTTGCCAGTACAGCCAGATCAAGCTGCCAGCGTTGCACGGACACACGTAATGCCGCGTAGGCATACACCAGGCAGTCCAGCGCTTCGTTACGCCGCTTTTTGTTATCCCACAGCAGACGCATCTTTCCTTTTTCCCACTTCTCCACAAGCTCTTCCGCGACCAGTTGCTGCGCCTCTGTCTGCGAAAAAATCTCCGGATCATCAGGAAAACGGATGGCATACGACGTGGCTTCATCCGCAGGAGTGGGATCGGCTTTCATACGGGCATAGAGAATTTCTTTTGCGGTGTCCGTCCCCACTTCACACAGATACACGCCCCGCTGATTGCGGGTTTTCGGCATGGTGATCACCGGCTTGCCATAGACAGATGCGCCTTTTACCGGCAGCACCCGGAAAACACCGTGTTTTTTTGACCTCTGATAGACAATTTCACCATCGATCCCCCCGGTGTCCCAGCAGACACGGGAAATGGTCATTTCGGTTCCGTCTGCATGGCAGTATTTTTTGTTGATCGCCGCATCCACACGTAACAGCGTCTCTTCCTCATCGGGACGGCCCATAATGATGATTTTATCCACCAGAAAGGCTTCCTCTCCCTGTGCCCATCCCCAGACATACATCTCAAAACGGTTTCGCTGCGAGTCAATGCCCGCCGTCAGATAAACCACCCGGGCAGGCACCGCCGCCGTGTAACGCACCACCTTATCCATCAGTACCTGGTGATCGAGTTTTTCGCCCACGGCCTCTTCCCAGGTCTCGCCCAGCGTGGTGTTCACAAAGGTTTTCAGGCCGTTGGGATCTTTCAGTGCATCCAGCCAGTCATAGACTATCTGTATCCAGGTGGTGAACGGACTGTACGCCGTCCAGATATGGAACGTGATGGAGCGCGGCGGCGGAATTTCATCCCCCCGGGCGCTGAAAAACATCAGGCCGTCACGGGTCCACATACCCGTGTTTTCACAGATCCAGCGCCCGTTACTCTGGTCAAGCTCAGACTGATGGATCACGCAGCCATGATGTTCACAGAGGTAGAAAACGCTTTCGGGGCTGTCCTTCTCCCATTTAAGGCCAAAAGGCGTGGATTCATCGCCAAATTTCAGATACTGCGCCTCCCCACAGTGCGGGCAGGGCACATAGAAACGCATGAAATGCGCCGACTCGTTGGCCGCTTTTTCGATCTGGCAGGTACCTTTGATTTTAGGCGTCGAGCCGCGAATGGATTTTGGCCATACAGAGCCCTCAATACGCTTATCCCCCAGCAGGGTTGGCGAGCCCTCTTTTTCGACATCCGGCTCGAACGAGGAAAGCTCGTCATAGCAGACCACGTCCACGGATTTTTCACGGTAGTTTTTGGCGGCTGCACCGCCCAGGCACCAGAAACCGACGCCCGATGAAAAGCGTTTCAGCGTGAGAGTATTGTCACGATGTTTACGACCCAGCCATGGGGAAAGGTCTTTCAGGCATGGCACGTTCCGAATCGTCGCCTCCACGTGAGACTTCATAAAATCTTCAGCGGCAGAATCCGTGGGCTGAAAAAGCAGACTGTTTCGGGATTTATGCTCAATAAAATACCCGACCACCCCCAGCAACATCTTTGTATAGCCAACACGGGCAGATTTAATCAGGTTAACCGTGCGAACCTGGTCGTTACCCATACAGTTCATAATGGCGATCTGGAATGGCAGCGTTTTCCATTCTCCCTCACCATATGAAGATTCTTTAGGCAGATAATAATTTTGATCAGCCCATTCAACTGCCGTCATTGGTACAACCCTGACCAGAGGCTGCAGCGCAACCGAAACGGCAGCCATCATATTATTCAGTTGTTGCTCTGATATATTCATCGAGTAAATCCGGTAATTTATCCCCTGCCCGCGCACACTGATTTGCCCCCTTAGCAATAAGGGTTTTCAGATGGTCAAGATGGCGCGGTGTTAAATCAGGAAACTGTCGCTGCATGGATAAAGGGATGGAATCAAGCGTACTGGATAACGCCATTGCCAGCTTACTGAGGGCAAAAATACAGAACCCGGTGTCAATAAGTTTTCCTTTTGACACCTCATTTTTTAACTGCTGTGTAACAGCCTGTTCTGCTGTCAGTTCCCATCTGGCAATAAGCAATTTCTCCTCATAGTCGTCTTCGCTATCGCCATCAGGCACATCGTTTTTACTTCTCCTCAGATACGATATGTAAAAATCGCGCCAGGCATCCAGATCCAGTTGCCCTCGCTTATTCGATATCGGGGCACCCGGCAATTTCTGCAATCTGCGAAGCTGGCGATCGGTCAGACTTAAATGCCTGGCAACTTCAGTCTGCGTAGCCACTCCTCACCTCGCAAAAACTCTCACCTCACAATCACAACAAAACCGGTCATGTCCGGTTTACATGTCTGTTTTTTGTTCATGTCCGGTTCACAGAAGACCTGTTTTTATATTTTTCATATAGTTAACTTGAAGAGAAACCGGACATGGATCCCGGAAAATTTTCATAAATAGCGAAAACCCGCGAGGTCGCCGCCCCGTAACCTGTCGGATCGCCGGAAAGGACCCGCAAAATGATAATAATTATCATCTACATGTCACAACGTGCATCTACGCCATCAAACCACGTCAAATAATTAATTATGACGCAGGTATCGTATTAATTGATCTGCATCAACTTAACGTAAAAACAACTTCAGACAATACAAATCAGCGACACTGAATACGGGGCAACCTCATGTCAACGAAGAACAGAACCCGCAGAAAAACAACCCGCAACATCCGCTTTCCTAACCAAATGATTGAACAAATTAACATCGCTCTTGATCAGAAAGGTTCAGGTAATTTTTCAGCGTGGGTTATTGAAGCCTGCAGAAGAAGATTAATTAATGAAAAACATGCTCAATTTGTACCCAACAAAGACAAACACGACCAGAGCACCTGTTCAGACAGGTTTACTTAAACGACTTATATATGACACAAAAAGCGACCACTAAAGTCGCTTTTTCTTATGGTAACAGGCAATAACGCTCTCAGATATTTTTTAGCATTTTTTTGACCGCGCGTTTCCGGACGTATTCTGTTCTCCTGTCCCTTTATATCGTCGGAATACCCGCCGCTCTTCAAATCCCATTCCCAACTCAGAATGTAGTCTGTTGACCGCTTGTTTTATTTCGGTCAGGTTCACCGGTGAAACCGGAGTCCGGCGCGCCTTACGCAAACACTCTGCTCGTTTCTGTGCCGCCACTTTTCTTTTCTGGTCATCACTTAGCTGTACCATCACTTTTGCCCATCGTTCAGCTGCTCTCCGGTACAGTCCTTTTTTCTCCAGACATTCTGCCACGTGATCATGTAGCATAAGTGACCTCCGATTATCTACAGACTGCCATCCTGAATTTACCTTCCCTTAATGAAATAACAATAAAAAACAAACCACGCAAAAACAATAAAACAACACACAAAAAAACTAAATAATAAACAAAAATAATCACCTTGTTTTATTATTTTTTGAGGGAGCAATTACTGAACAAAAAACGCTGACTATATACTCAAAACCAAACAACTATTCTGCCAATCAGGTATCATGGCAACACACGGAATTACCGTGTTTTTGCCTTCTCTGCCCATACAATACGGGCATATACTTCATTCTCTATTGTAATATTTCTATCCATGTGCCCCACTCCATTTACCTGTAAATAATATTCAAAATATTTATCACAGAAATCGTTTTTGGCCATGAACTGAGCACACTATAAAGTCCGGAACTGACTCTTTGTTAAATTACCTTAACGTTACCAGTAACACCTTCATAACAAAATATCACGGTATACACTGGGTACGGATATATTCCTGTGCTCCTTCCAGTTGCTTCTGCATTGCCATCAGCCGTTCTCTGAGGATGAAATAATCCCGTTCAGCGGTGTCTGCCAGTCGGGGGCCGGTTGCATTATCCACGCCGGAGGTGCCGGTGGCTTCACGCACGGTACCGGAGCAGGTGGCGTTGATCCGCAGGCGCTTACGACCAGCGGCAACATCAGCACGCAGAGTTTCATTTTCAGCTCTCGCATCGGCTAATTCCCTCGAGTATCTGGCATCAAGTGCAGCGACATCACGCTGGCGTATCTGCATATCAGTAATTGTCGCGTTCGCCAGCTCCAGCTCACTGGCTTTTTTATCGCGCTGCTCTTTGTAGATGATGGCGTGATCACGGTAATGATTCAGCCCCAGACTAAGCGCACCACAGGCCACCAGCAGGACAATGATAACCACGCACAGAACACGGTTCATATCACCACCAACGGATTGCCCAGACCAGAACAGCAATGGCCACAATACGAATGGCAAAAGCTGCCGCTCTTGTTAAATCCAGACTGGCTGGCGTCTCCACTTCAATGCCTTTCATAATGGACAACCTCAGAAAGAATCTTTTATACTTCCTCACAGGGAAAGTACCTCCCTACCCATAATTTCTCCCTTGCCTTGCTCAAGGTCAGAAAACACAAAACCCCGCTTGCTGCCAACAAACGGGGTTTTTACTTTTATTCACTTAGGTTTTACCAGTTTTCAGGATTTCGTGTTATCCACCCGCGTTGGCCAACGTCATTTTTCAGGAAAATATTCTGCTATCTGTCGATGTCCCAGCACGCCAGCGCGCTCTCCTGGTCACGCCGTGAGACCTGACCGTAGCAATTATTTGAACGGATACGGCAGTCTCTGCCACCGTCCTTAATCCACCAGCGAATCGCCTCACAGGCACCTTTTCGATCGCCTGCATTAATTCGTTTATAAAACGTCGACGGGAAGCACTTACCGGGGCCAATGTTGTACGGACAGAATGACGCGATCCCCGCTTTCTGGGGTTCGGTCAGCGGCACCCGGATGTTTTTCTCCACCCATGCCAGCGCCTTGTCACGTTCGATGGCATTAACCCGGTCGCATTTTTCCTTTGACAGCTTCATGCCAGGAATAACAGGCTTACCATCCACCAGAATGGCACCACGGCAGATGGTCCAGATCCCCGCACCATCACGGTATGCCGTGGTGTGGTTACCTTCCTTTTCATCCAGAAACTGGTCGAGGATTTCAGGCGCAGAAGCACCTGCACCAATCAGCGCCAGAACGGCAGCCGACAGGCCGTATTTTATTTTTTCGTGCATGGGGATTTATCGATTTCTAATCCCTTGATATGTTAGGTATATAATCCAACACTCATGGTCGCTCTCATAAACATATCCCTTGAGACGCAGCAGATTACAACAAATGAAGCCATATAAATGAACAGTAAAGAAAGTTTGCGCAGAAGATTTTTACAACTAATGACAGAAAACGTTAAATCAGAGTTACTTCTTCTGATGGCAGATAATAACGAAGCAACAAGCAGCATTCTTGCAGACCCTTACGGTAAGATCTCACATAAAACGCTGGATATTATTACCACAACATTAACACCGCTGATGCTTCAACGGCTGAAACATAATATCAACGCATGGGTTAATGAAGAATTAAGTCCTCCCTGCTTATGGGATTCTCGTTACGCATGTCAGCAAAAAATGCGAATTTTCAACTTACTATCACCAAAGCTCAGGTAGCCATAAAATCCTGCCCTTCATGGCATACAGGATTTCAATGGAATCACAATGACCAACTCTTGCACAGCTGTATCCCTGACTCCCCGACAACTCAGATTTTCAGTATCTGCTGCTATCTAAAGAGAAAGCGCACAAATGCAAGGGTCTTTCATCACGTCCTGTTATTGATTGCCTGTGACCTTTTCTTACCTCATGGAACGTTTTTTCAGTTAGAAATATTCATTTTACAACCAGTTCGTATTGTTTATTCATCGACTACTCTCCCCGCGCCACCTTACGACGGTCCTCTCTGATTTTGAAATACAGGTTAGTCAGATACGTCAGCAGGCCAAACAGCAGACTTCCCAGCACACCTATTGCCACCCACTGGGACGGAGAGACTTTGTCCAGCAGCTGCAGTAACCAGTATCCCGTCCCCACCGCTGACGTGGTGTATGACACACCTGTTGTGATTTTTTCCATCTGATGTATGTCTCCGTCACCGCCGACAGAAAATGAAAGTAAAGAAAAACAAAAAAGCCGCCAGTGTCACCCACTGACGGCCAACTCCGGGAGCCGTGATTATGGCATTCAGGCTCTGCTAAAAATGCCAGATAACATTCCGGCCTCCCCTGATTCAGGTTATAAATGACACAATATCTTGACAACACCCGTCACTGTCTGTCAGAAAATATACCGCCAGGCATAAGTATCATGTGAAATCCAACTATCCTTCTGAGCCAGCACCTCTCCACCGAAAGTCAGTGCTGGCTGTTTTTTTCCTTAATAAAGCATCTGTAACTGAAACAATCCGCATATTGATAATATATTGACAGGCATCATTGCTGTCTGTGAAAAATAAGTCTCTACAAACATATAAGGCCTTTTAGCCAGCGTCTTCTTTCAGGTCAGTCGCTGGCTCTTTTTTTATTATGCTGCCGGTGCATTTATCTCCAGCACCAGACTTTCTATCTCAACGCCATACGCTGCATTTTTTGTAACATCCGTCAGCGTCAGCGCATTCAGTCCCAGTGTCAGACTGTCTTTTATAACCTGGAATGCCGGGCCAGCCACTCCATTCAGTTTCGGAGTAACCGTGGCACTGCCGGCGGTGAACACCAGCTCCAGCGTCTGCCAGTCGTTACCGTAAT